TTTTTTTAATTATCTCATATTCTGCCGACAAACAGTCGGCATTTTTATGCAAATCTAGCTATTAAACAAATATTTTTACAAATAATATGATTGTATATCTTTTAAGAGAGTGTAAAAATAGAACTCTTTTTTTAATGGATTGAAGTGAATTATAATGAGTAAAAGTTATAACTTTAGTGCTGGCCCAGCCAAATTACCTAATGATGTATTAAAGCAAGTACAAAATGAACTGTTAAATTGGCATAATACCGATGCCTCTGTGATGGAGTTAAGCCATAGAGGCAAAGATTTTGATGCATGCGCTATTGAAGCAACTGATGATCTACGTGAGATATTAAACGTACCACAAAATTATAAAATTTTGTTTTGCCAAGGAGGTGCACGTGCACAATTTGCCGCTGTACCATTAAATATCCTAGGTAATAACACCACCGCCGATTATATAAATAGCGGTTACTGGAGCCAATGTGCCGCCAAAGAAGCAAGCAAATACTGTCAAATAAAGGAACAAAATATTGTTATAAAGGAAAACGGTTTAACCTCTGTTAAACCTATGTCTGAATGGGAATTAAGCGATGATTCTGCTTATGTTCACTATTGCCCAAATGAAACTATCGACGGTATTGAAATATTTGAAGAGCCAAATTTTGGCGATAAAACGGTCGTTGCTGATTTTTCATCTTGCATACTGTCGCAGCCAATTGACGTAAGTAAATATGGCATAATCTATGCTGGAGCACAAAAAAATATCGGTCCATCAGGTATTACAATTGTTATTGTCCGTGAGGATCTTATTGGTTATGCACAAAATATCTTACCATCGGTTTTAAATTACAAAATTTTGCAAGATCATGATTCTATGTTTAACACCCCTCCAACGTTTGCTTGGTATATGTCAGGATTAGTCTTTAAATGGATTAAAAGCCTTGGTGGTTTGAACGCAATGCAAAAGCGTAATGAAGCTAAAGCGCAATTGCTTTATCAATTTATCGATCAATCTGATTTTTATCGAAATACTATTGCTACAGCTAACAGATCGATAATGAATGTTACTTTTTTATCGCCAAATGAAGAACTCGATAAAAAATTTGTTAGCGAAGCAACCAAAGCGAACATCATTGGTATTAAAGGTCATAGAATTGCAGGAGGTATGCGGGCATCGATCTACAATGCTATGGATATTGAAGGAATAAATTACTTAATTAATTTTATGAAACATTTTGAAAAACAAAATGGTTAAATAAAGTTTAAATCTATTTCAAACAAGGGAGAGAATAGGATCTCCCTTTTTTATTAAAAAACTTATTTACAACTATAAACTTCGCCAACCATTACCGCATCCGTAGGTGCAATATCAGAAATATATTGTTGTGAAGTATCTTGTGCATTATAAATTACGTTGCCACCCATTGCAGCAGCATTATTCCTAAGTTCTGATGCCGCATCGCGAATAAGCTCACTGTGTGTCTTCAAACCAGAAAAGAAAGTACCACGACGACCTTCTGCTTTTCCTAAAAATTGACAGTTATCGGCAGGCTTAGTGTCAATAAACTGAACTTGACTACCACCAGCCGTAGGTTGATAGTTAGAACCACTACAGGCATTTAAAAATAATGCTGTTGAAATGGTTGTACTAATAATTAATAATTTTTTTAAAGACATAATATTCCCTCAACCAATGAAGCATAAAAATAGCTCTTATTATTGTATCAGGATAATTAAACAAATAATATAAGATCTTATAATTGAATAAAATCCAATAAAATGCAGTTTAATAAACAAGCAAACCAACCTATTTTAATAATTTAACTATAGCAAATTTCCTCTAACTCTATTATAATCGCAATCCTACTAAGTCAGTAGCACATCTAAATGGCCCCTTAGCTCAGTTGGTCAGAGCAGTCGATCATAATCGATTGGTCACTGGTTCAAGTCCAGTAGGGGCCACCATCAAAATTCTTTAAATTCAATTGATTATTCTTTTTTATAACGTTTAATTTATCATGTGATTTTGACTGTGGCGATAAAATGGCGATTGATATTTTTTAATTTAATCTTTTTATCTTGCAAAATAGAGATAGTAGATAGTAAAAATAAACTGTTAATAGTTGTGCTAGGTA